TTGATAGTGTTGAAAAAATTACTTCCCTTCGTGAGAAATTTGCTATAGACTGTAGGGAAAGTTTAGACCATCACAATTTATTTACTTTATGCAAGTCTCATCATCAAAGACTGCATAACATTTATGGGCAAAGATATTCAAATCACTTAACACCAAAAATTAAAAATTGGCTTGATATACAAAAGGAAAAAAATGGCAGATGATGATTTAAGAGGCATAAGAAAATTTGTAGCTAATGTGTTGAAGCTTAATCCAGCTCAACCTTCCATAGCTTCTTTAGAACCTTTTGCTTCTCCTGAAACTATTGTTGATTTTGAACAAGCTTATCGTGAGATAGAAGTTATTCACCGTTCTGTTGATATGATTATCAATGCTATGTGTGAAATTCCTTTTGTTGTAGACGGTGGCGCATCAAAAAAAGTAAATAAACTACTTAATATTAAACCAAATCCATTTGAAGATCGAGTTCGTCTATTTAGACGTGCCTTTTTAGATTTTCAGTTAGACGGTAATGCTTTCTTTTACTATGATGGTGCAGATTTATACCTATTACCTGCTAATGATGTAGAGGTAGTACCTGATGATCGTACTTTTGTATCTCATTACAATTATTTAGTCCATAACCAGCAAGCAAATGATTTTTATGGTTTTGGACGAGGCAAACAAACTTCTAAATCAGAATCAATTCGATTTGAACCTCAAGAGATTATTCATGTAATGGCTGAGAATGAAAATTCTATTTTCAGAGGTACTTCTAAACTTAAACCTATTCTTAATTTAATGGAACTTTATTACTATATGATAAAGTTTCAACGTCAGTTCTTTAAAAACAATGCTCTTCCAGGATTTGTTCTTACAACTGAAAATATTCTTTCAAAACGTGTAAAAGAGCGTCTTTTAGAGTCGTGGCGAGCTTCTTATACAACAATTTTTGATGGCGCACGTAATCCTGCCATTTTAGATGGTGGATTAAAAATCGATGAGTTTTCTACTAAATCATTTGATCAGTTAGACTTTGAGAATTCTATTGAGCGTATTCAGCAAGATATGGCAAAAGCTCTTGGTGTACCTTATGTTCTATTAAAATCTGGTAATAATGCTAATATTGATGCAAATCAAAAGCTATTTTACTTACACACTATTTTGCCTCTTTTGAATCAATTTTGCTCCGCTTTTTCTCACTTCTTTAATGGTGGTGTTGATATACGTCCTGACAGATTATCTGTTCCTGCATTACAACCTGATAATAGAACACAGGCAGTTTATTATTCTACTCTTGTAAACACAGGAATTATTACCCCAAATGAAGCTCGTGAAGGATTAAGATTTCCAAAACTGGAAAATAATGATAACATAAGAATACCACAAAATATTACAGGTAGCGCAACTGATGCTACCCAAGGTGGTAGACCTTCTGAAGAAGAATCTACTAATATAGAGGATATACCAAATGAATAAAACTCTTTATTTAAACAGTTCCTTCGAAACAAAAGCACTTAAAAAAGGTTCAAAGACCTTAAAGATTGCTGGTTATGCGAACACTACTGCTAAAGACCGTGCTGGTGACATTGTTACTGCTGAAGCATGGGCTAAAGGAGTAGAAAACTATCGTCGTAACCCAGTTCTTCTTTATCAACACAAGCATGACTGTCCTATTGGTCGTGTAGATAATATTCGTGTTGATAAAAAAGGAATCTATGTTGAGGGTGCTGTATCTGAAGCAGCTGAAAAAAATCATGGTGTCCAAACTCTGATTAAAGACGGAGCTCTTAAAAGCTTTTCTGTTGGTTTTCGTGTTAAGGATGGAAAGTACAATCGTGAAGATGATTCTATGATGATTACAGATGTAGAACTATTAGAAATATCAGTTGTTTCAGTTCCTTGTAATCAAGATTCACTTTTCTCAATTCGTAAATCTTTCGATTCTGATGAGGAATTCAACGAGTTTAAAAAATCTTTAAAAGAGGCTGATGCCGAAGAAATCAAGAAGATGCGTAAAATTAAAGCAGGAATTACCGATATGAGCGAAGGCCATTATCATACTGTCGAAATGGATGAAAATGGAAACGGTGTAACAACCTACGCATCTCATATGCAAAATCACGCTCATAAAGTCGTTGGTGGGGTTGTGTTAGAGGCTGAAGGCCACTCTCATGATATTACCATGGCTGGTGTTCCAATTCATAGTATGGAGGAGGGCGAAGTTGTAAACGAACGTCCGTTGTCTCCAACCGAGGAGGAAGCAATGAACAACTCAAAACAAGATGAAGTTATTGAAACTAAAGCAGAAGACGCCGAAGTAGAAGTAACTGAAATCGAGATTGAGGCTAAGTCCGAAGAAGCTGAAGCAGAAGTAACTGAGACTGTTGAAGAAGCAGTTGAAGTAAAATCTGAAGAAGTTTCAGAAGAAAAAGCTGAAATTGAAGAAGTTGAGGTCAAAGCAGAATCATTGGAAGAAGTCACTGACATTGAAAAGGATGATGAAGAGGAAGAGCTTGAAATTCGCGATCCTATGGCATCCATCCCGTTCACAAACTTGCTTTCCGAAGACGCAAGTAAACTTCAACACGGTGATCTCGTAAACTATCAAGAAAAAATGTTTAGAGTCACCAACGTCGCTACAGAGCAATCTCCAATCTTTAAATTTTTAGAGGTTGACGCTGACAGCGAAGACTGTGATAATGTTGTTAATGTGAAAACAGAAGAACATTCACAAGTCGAAAAAATTCAAAATAGTGAAGACACAGTTTCTAAGCAAAGTCTGACTAACGAGCTTCACGATCATTCTACAAAGGAGAACGACAACATGGCTGAACAAGTCGTAGATACAATCGATCTTACAAGTGCAGGAGCTACTGAAAAGTCCTCTGAATCTGAGATCAAAAAAGATGCTACTCCTGTAGCTCACGTGTCTGAGCCTCAAGTCGCTGAACTAGTTAAAAAGACTGGTGAAGCTATCGTGAAGGAAGCAGACGCTGCTGACCAGCAGATGCTGGTAAAAGGTGATAGCAATACAGCTTACACCCCACGCGAATCCGAACAAGTCGCTGAACTTAAAGCTCAAATGAGCAAGTATCAGGATGAGATTGCTGCACTCCAGCGCTCAAAGATGCACTACCAAGAGACTCAGCGTCGCGAACAATTCTCAGAAAAAGATATGGCAAACGCCGTTCTTGTTGCTAAACTGCTTAACAAGCGTGACATCTTCGACACCAAAGTTGGTGCTCGTATGAAAGCTGTTACTTCTGTTGACCAGTTCCTTAGCAACTTCTCACAGAACATTTATACGGAAATGGAACAGCAGCTCGTTGTTGCTCCAATGTTTAACCGTATGGCTGTTGACGCGAAAACATTCCGCGTACCAGTCGCTGATGAAGACACCGATGGTGATGTAGCAATGTTTGCTTCTGGCACATTTGCCACTGGCATTGCTGACGCTACTCGTGTCCCAACCAGCAACCAGAACTCCATCAGCTCTGTGGACTTTACTCCACACAAGTTTATGGCAACTACCCACCTCGCAAAAGACGAAGAAGAAGATACCGTTCTTCCTCTGCTCGACTTCTTGCGTGCAGCTGCAACTCGTCGTTTAGCACGTGCTATCGATAAGTCAATCCTGCGTGGTACTGGTGCTCTGACTGGCTTTACAGCACAGCCCACCAATACTATTTCAGCTGGTACTGGTTACGCTTCTGTCATCGAAGGTATTACTAACCTGACAGGTGACGTAGGCGCTGGCCTGACTGTGGATACAGGTTCTGCAAACGATAAAGCTGATCCTTCAGATATCGCTGCAGCCCGCACTAAGCTTGGCAAATATGGCCTTCAGCTTGGTAACGACCTGGTGTACATCACCTCAATCGAAGGTTACAACAACCTTGTAACAACTTCTGACTTCCAGACAGTTGACAAGTTTGGTCCTAACGCTACCTACCTTACAGGTTCAGTTGGCGCCGTTTACGGTATTCCAATTGCAATCTCTGAGTTCTTGGATAACGTTGGTACTGAAAACAACGATATTGGTGTTCTCGTCTATAAGCCTGGCTTTATGATCGCAGAACGTCGCGGTATCGAGATTGAGAGCGAGTACGAACCACGTCAGCAGGTCACTGCAATGTACATGAGCACTCGTATTGACTTTAAAGCTCTTACGACTAACTCAAGTGCAGCTCTTGACGCAACTAAGTACAGCTACGCTGTTACTGTTGAAACCGGAGCTTAAGCTTAGGTTTTACATTTTAGAACTACACAGGGGGAGGCGGTCATCGCCTCCCTTTTCATTATAAGGAGAATTATATGTCCAGTATCCCAAGTGATATTAAAAGCATTGATGCCGCACGTGAATGGTGCAGAGTAAATGGTTACAGCGAAGAACAAATGCACTCAATGGTTGCTTCTTGGTCAGCTCTTGATGAGTCTGCACCTTCTGCTCCTATCATTATTGAAGAAGATGTTGAAGAAGAAGCCCCTACTTCAATTTGGAAATCTAAAAAGAAATAAGTGAGAAATAAATGGTAGATCGATTAGAAGAAAACTTAGGTAAATATCCGTATATTACTTTAGAACAAGTAAAAGATTACTTGAGTATTTCTTCAAATACTCAAAACGCACGCTTATCAAATATTATCTCTTATGCGACTGGGGTAGTAGAACACTATATTGGTCAAGAGCTTTTAGCTAATGATTATGTAGAAGTTTTTGATGGCGGTAAAACATCTGTTATGGTTTCTCGTTTACCTCTTTCTAATGTATATCAAGTATCTGAATTTAACGGGACTGAAGATGTGATATTGGCAGATCCAACTACCATTGGACGCCCTGTAAGAACTCAAGACACTCAAGCAGTTTCTTTAACTTTTAAAAACGATGCACACCTTAACTCAAGAGTAAAAAAGTTTGGAAAATCTTCTCTCGAAGTAGCTTTAAATGATTTAGTCTCAGGCGATATTCCTGAAAACTTAGAATTCGAGGATGGTGATTTTACAGTTGAATTATTTGTTCGCAGTGATGCAGCGACTCCACCTCAAAACAACCTTATCAGATTTAACACAGATGCGACAAATTATATGGAATTTGGTTTTGATTCTAACGATACAACAATTTTTCAAAGTCGTTTTGGAGGAGCTGCTACTTTAGTAAGAGGTACAGGAGTTACAACAACTGCGAATTATATTCCAAGATTTTTTACACACGTAGCCTGGTCTTTTGACTCACAAAATCAAAGACTATATACTCATTTAAATGGTAATTTATTTACTAATGCAAGTTATACTGAATCAAACCACACTTTTACAGCAAATGTAGAGATAGGCGGTAATTTTGCTGGATATATTGATGAAGTAAGATTTTCTAATAAAGCTCGATATAAAGAAGCTACTATTACTCCTCCAACACATCGTTTTAGACCAGATGGTGAAACTGTATTTCTGTGTCATTTTGATGGAAAAAATAAAGATACAGAAGCTGTTGACGTTCATAATGCTACTAATGAGTATAATTTCTCTCGTGATATGGGTGAAGTAACTCGCGACACAGGTGCCGTTGGAGTAAGAGGTACTTACCCGACTATTCGTAACAGTTACCCAGCTCTAACTCTTTCAGGTCCTCCAGGTTTCTCTCCTTTTCCTTCTGGTGTAAAAGTTGATTATCGGGCTGGATATGAATCTAATGAGATTCCACAAGACATTCAATTAGCTACTCTTGATATGATTAAACTTATTTACAAACAAGATCAAGAAAAGAAAGGCTTCTCATTTGAAGGTGAACGAGGCGACAACTATCCTCTTGCTGGTAATTTTCCTCCTCATATTCGTCGTATCTTAGATTTATATAGGATTATCTCTTAATGGCTAAAAGCCCCCGTTTAAATATTGATTTAATATTTGATGGTATAGTTCAGAGTGGAGCTAGAAAAGAGGACTTAACTAAAGCCATAAAAGAAGTTTCTTCTGGTAGATATAAAGCTAGTTTATCTGATAGAGCTAAAATGCTTGACCAAGCAAAACTATCTGACTTTTTTGCAGGCGGTAAAGGCCCTAAAAGATTTCCTCCAGCAATTCGTGGTTTTTATGGTGAACCTAAGAACCCATCTGCCTATGCTAATCCATCTTCTGTCCCTGATACAGAGATATCTAATGCAGATTTGGAACTACTTGTAGGAAAAGAGTTTGCATCTCAATTTGAAGCGAGTGATGTTACTCGTCAAGGATTTAGAACTATTGAGATAAAACAACAGGCAGACCCAAATAAACCTGGTGGATCATCTTTCACAAGTTTAGCTCCTGGACGTTATACTGATGAAGGTAAGAGACTTTTTGCTTTATCAGGAGAAAAACAGGTTACAACAAAAGACGGAAAACCTGTCTTTAACAAAGACGGAACTCCAAAACTTGTTAATATTACTCTTAATAATACTGATGATCTATGGAAATGGTTTGAATCTAAATCACAAACAAACTATAGAAATAGAGC